AGCACTTGAACTGGAGTGCGTGCTGGCTGACAGAAACACCAACTGGGACAGGGCTACGAACCTGATCGGTGAGTACCGCAGTGCAATGAATGCGATCCATGAGGAACATAGCCCAACGTTCATGGGCGAGCCTCTTACCCACGCACTGCAACCCACCTACGCAGGCCGCGCAGTGACCACCACAGTTACAGACCCTGCCGAAATCAGGAAGGTGTTTGAACTGGATGCAGATGCAGACTACGACCCACCCGCCGACTCCGGCTTTGCCAAGCTGTGAAGACCAAAGAGCAACTGCTGGATGAGCTATGCGATGTGATACGTAGCGAGTATCAGCGCGAGACCACCCAGCTCAAACGCAAACTAAAGAAGGCGATCGAGCAGCGGGATAACTACCGTGAGATCGCCCTCCGATACCAGAAACAGTTAGTGGAGATACGTAAAAATGAAACCGTCATCCAACGCATTCACATTGATAACGCCTGAGCCAACGCGGCACTGCAACTACTGCAACGAGGACAAGCCGCTGCGCCTGATGGTGGTGAGCCCTGCGTCCAAAGCAGGCTGCCGACCCATCTGCAAGGCGTGTAAGAACCTGCAACAGCGTGAGGCACGCAAGCGTTACATAGCCGAGGCGGCTGCGCAGACCAAGCAGGAGTTAGAGGAGCGCAAAGCCGATCTGGTACCTGCGCGTACGTTTGTGTATGACCGCACAACGTATCTGGTGCCAGACACCAACGTGTACTACCGCAACAACGGGAACAAACACATACCAAGCAAAGGGCTACCGACATGACTGAAACTTTGACAGCAACTCTGGACGCACGCGGCTCACGCTACGGCAAGTTCACGGGGCATGCTGAGGTCACACAGACCTTGAAGGCTATCTTCCGCTCGAAGATGGGCGACAAGTGGGACAACTTGGCAGATGACCAGAAGGAAGCTCTGGAGATGATTGCCCACAAGCTGGGCCGCATCATCAACGGTGACCCCAACTACGACGACTCGTGGGTGGACATTGCTGGCTACGCGCAGCTTGTTGCTGACCGACTGAGAGGTACGGAGCGATGACCACCGACTACCAAGCTGGAGGCCCGTGCTTCCTGTACCCGGCAGCGGGCGACGATACGCCGCGCACTAGCGCCAAGGTGATCCTGCTGACTGAGGGTGGCATCGCCACTACCGGTGTGTGGGATGACCGATTCTGTATTGGCTGGGCGCCCCTGCCCAAGCGTGACAAGGAGAAAGAAGAATGTCTACGAAACAAAGCACCGCGTCGCCTTTGAAGCCGCGCTACATACGTCTGTCAGATGATGACTGGGCACTGTTCCGTGGTGTAGGTGGCGTGGAGTGGCTGCGCGAGAAGCTGGCCAAGCTGGACACTGCCGCCATCAACAGGCACAAACGTGCTGTGAAGATACGCAAGGATGCCGCCGACGGTATGAGTGACTTGGCACTTTCCAAGAAGTACAACCTTGATCGGGTGACCATATGGCGGATAAGGAAGTAAGAGATGCACCCAACTTCGATACTTGGACGCATGAGGAGCTGGTTGCATTTGCCAAGCAGTCCTACCCCACACTGGTTAGAGCCAGAGAGCAGCTTGAAAGTTGCAATCTCCAGATCAAGCGGCTTGAACGACAACTTGAAAGGGACAGTGATGACTGGAAGTAACGCAGCGCAGAATTCGGTAGGTAACTACCAGTCCGGGCTTGGGCAGATGAGCAGCCAGAGCGCCGCAAAGATTAACGCCATGGCACAGCAGCAGGCGGACATGAGTAACGCGCTAATCGGCAGTTCGCTCAGCAACTTAGCGTCTGCAATAGCCCCCGGCAATATAGTCTCCAATGGCATTAACCCGAACACGTGGGGTACCGCGCTCTCCAGCGCAACGACCGACAAAACACGCATGCAGATCACTGTCTCGCAGATCGCCAACGGCTACCTGATCGAGCACTACAGTGTTGCACAAAAGCGCAACATTCAGATATACTGCAAAGACTTGGCTGATGTTGGGCAGAAGACTATTGCCGCCTACGCCGCTGAGCAACTGGAGGACTGAGAGATGTTTGACTTAGAGATGCTGCCAACACAGTTTCAGCCAATGCCCCGGGTGACTGACTTCGTGATGCCTCCCGGCGACCGCTACAAGCGTTTCCAAGAGCCGGAACTGGACATTGGCCAGCTTGACCGCTGGGCCCGGGACATGGCGAACATAGTCGCAGGCCTGCAGACTGACATGTCGCGCATGCAGGGCATGCTCACCTACATACTGGAGCGGCACCCACAGGCCGTGCGCGAGTACATAACGCATTGCGAAGCCATCAAGGCACTGGAGGACTAGGTGGCCAGCTCTGTTGATGCTGTATACAGGATCGTCTCGATCAACAACGGCTATCTAGCCATACCCCTGCCGCCGCCGAATATGGGTGGTGCAACGATCGACATGGACAAGGCGGTGTATGCCGCTACGCCCAAAGAACTTGGCGAGGCGCTTGCGCTGATGCTTACTACTGAAATACTGGAGGACTAAATGGATTTGATCACGGTAGATTTTGAGACGTACTACGATCCGCAGTTCAGCCTGTCGAAGATACAGACTGACGCGTACGTACTGAGTAACCTGTACGAGACGATGGGCGTGTCTGTGAAGGTGAACGACGGTACCACGCACTGGTTCTCTGGCGATGAGCAGGAGACCGCCGCTTGGCTGCAGCAGTTCCCGTGGTCCACGCACGCGGCTGTGTGCCACCACGCGCTGTTCGATGCGTTCATTATGACGCAACGCTTTGGTATCAAGCCCAAGCTGTGGATGTGTACCAAGTCCATGGCCACGATGCTGTTCCCCTACCTGCGCTCGTTCTCGCTGGCCGCGCTGTGTAAACACTTCGGCATGCGTGACAAGGGTACCGAGGTGCAGAACATGCTGGGCCGCCGCAGGTTGAGTCTTAATTCTGCGGAATTAGCTGCGTACGGTGAATACTGCAAGCTGGACGTGGACTTAACCTATGAGTTAGCACAGCGGTTCATACCGCACATGCCTACGCTGGAACTGAAGCTCATCGACATGACTGTGCGGATGTTTACTGAGCCCAAGTTCGTTGGCGACGCCGACATGCTGTACAGGCTGTACCAAGGTGAGCTGGCCCGCAAGGAAGAGATCATGGCGGTTGCCGGTACGGACCGCACAGAGCTGATGTCCAACGACAAGTTCGCGCTGCGCCTCGACTCGCTGGGTGTCGTTGCGCCCACCAAGGTATCTGCCAAGACCGGCAAGACATCGTGGGCGTTCGCCAAGACCGATGAAGCGTTCACTGCCCTGCTGGAGCACGACAACGCTGACGTGCAGGCACTGGTAGCCGCGCGGCTGGGCGTCAAGACCACCATCGCAGAGACCCGCGCCCTGATGATGTATGAGACTGCCAAGCGCGGTAAGCTACCCGTGTACCTCAACTACTGGGGCGCTAAGACCACTGGCCGGTACTCTGGCGGCAACAAGATCAACTGGCAGAACCTGCCGGCTCGTGGCCCCAGTGCAGGTATGCGCATGGCCATCTGTGCGCCCGAGGGTCATAGCGTGGCTGTTGGCGACTCATCCAACATCGAGCTGCGTGTGGCGATGTGCGCAGCGCAGCAGGATGACGTGGTGCAGAAGATCATAAATGGTGAAGACCTGTACTGCGACTTCGCAAGCAAGATGTTTGGCCGTACTATCACCAAGGCCGACAAGAAAGAGCGGCTGCTTGGCAAGATCGCCATGCTGTCGCTGCAGTACGGCGCTGGCTGGCGCAAATTCAAGGAGATGGTGCGGCAGCAGTCTGGTGAAATTCTGACGGACGAAGCGGCCGAGGCAACTGTTCAACTGTATCGTCGTACACACCACAAGATTGTGGACATGTGGACCCGGTTCGATGAGGTGCTGCTGCCCGAGATCGCCAATGGCAACCCCAACCTGATCGCAGTCGATGGTCTGGGCTGGTGCCTCTGTACTGGGGAGGGCTTCGGCGTTGGAGGCGGTGCCGGTGTGGCGTACCACAATCTGCGCAAAGTAGCGTCCGTGGATCGCCGTGGCAACCCCAGCATGGAGTGGCAGTACGATATGGCTGACAAGCCTGTGAAGCTGTATGGCGGGAAGGCGTTTGAAAATTATTGCCAGCACGTTGCGCGGCAGATCGTTATGTGGCAGACTGCACGCATCGACGCTAAATACCCAGTGGCTCTGTCAGTGCATGACGAGGCTGTGTGCGTAGTGCCTGATGACCAACTTAATGACTGTCTTGCGTACATGGAAGAGTGCCTGTCTCTGTCGCCCTTGTGGTGCCGTGGGCAGATTCCGTTGGCGTGCGAAGTGGGTAGTGGCAAGAATTATGGAGATGCCAAGTGAACGAGATTTACTGCCGGGACCGTACCGACCTGCTGTGTGCAATAGCTGCCATCGCAGAGCCGACCCACGAGTCTGCCAAGCTGAATCCAGCCACTATCTATGCCGGTGGGGCCACCTACAAGTTCCCCTTCGGCCTGCACGCCAGTCGTGTACGCGGCATCCAAGCCAACATTCGACGCTGCCCGCGCCATATCTTTGAAAGCCCTGCCCGTGACCAAACTAATGCCGCTGTCGTTCAGTCGTCTATCGACGTACGAATCATGCCCCCAGAAGTTCGACTATCTCTACGTATCCAAGACGATCAAGGACGCTGACAATGACTTCACTCTCTACGGTACACGCGTCCATGATGCGCTTGAACGCTACGGCAAAGCCAAAGTGGCAGGTGAAGCCGCTGCACAAGCGGTTGTCGCGCTCAATGATGCAACACCGGATATTACAAAGCATTATGGGCTCGTCGATCGAATCACCCAGCTTGGGGGCACGCAGCTATTTGAGCACCAGCTCAGCATCCGACGAGACAAGACCCCCTGCGGATGGTTCGATGGTGATGTCTGGCTACGGGGTATCGCTGATGTTCTTGTGGTCAACGGCACTAGAGCTTGGTGTCTCGATTGGAAGACAGGAAAGCCAAAGGACAACCCAACCCAGCTTCAACTATTTGCTGCATTAGTCTTTGCACACTTCCCCGAGGTGCAGGAGGTTAGAACGTCTTTTATCTGGTTGGCCCATGATGATGTGACCAACGCTACTTATAAACGCTCTATGTTGGATAGCCTGTGGATCGCACTTGAGCCTCGGTTCGTTCGCGTTCAAGACGCGGTTGACCTTGGCCACTTCAAAGCAAAGCCGTCCGGGTTGTGCCGGTTCTGTCCTGCCAAGTCGGTCTGCACAGACGCACGGGGTTGATATGAGGAAAGAAGCTGATGTGAAGGACGAAGTGAAGCGGGTGCTGAAGCTGTTTGGCGAACGCATCTGGTGGTACATGCCTGTGCCCACCGGCTTCGGTGTGCAGGGCGTGCCTGACTTCTTGTGCTGCGTAGGTGGAAGGTTTGTTGGTATCGAGACTAAGTTCGGTGGCAACGGATTATCCAAGTGGCAGATCAAGCAGATGCAGGACATCACCAACGCCGCTGGCGCACACATGGTGATAAACGAGCGCAACGTGGGTGAACTTGAAAACATCATTATGGGCATTCTTGCTCTTGAGGACGTACGGTAATGTTAGTTGTTGCAGATCGACAGAAACTTGTCATTGACACAGATGCGTACGCGCAGGTGGCGGCAGCTATCCCGCACTCGCGCAGCTTCCAGCTCGACGGCAAGACCATGGTCGCCCTACATCATGGCCCAGAAGAGGCGATTGTGCTGAAGAACATTGGGTTCAAGGTGCCAGAGCCGATTCGCCACTACTACACATGGCCCGGTCGGTTCTCGCCCATGGACCATCAGAAGGACACCGCTGCGTTTCTATCCATGAACCGCAAGGCTCTGTGCTTGAATGCCCCCGGCACTGGCAAGACAATCAGCTCCCTGTGGGCTGCCGACTATCTGCTGGAAGCTGGGATCGTCAAGCGCATCCTGATCGTGGCTCCACTGTCCACCGTGAGTGTTGTGTGGGGCCGTGAGTTGTATCACCACTTCCCGCACCGCTCGCTGGATGTACTGGTGGGTGCCCGTGAGAGGCGTATCGACCTGCTGGCCAAGGGTGCGCAGTATTGCATCATCAACCATGACGGCTTTACCAACATGGTGCAGCACCTGAACGACTTTGATCTGGTCATCTATGACGAGGGTACTGCGCTCAAGACCCCGGGTAGCCAGCGGTTCCGCACCTTCAACAAGTGGGTACTGCAGCACAACCCGTGGCTGTGGATTCTGACCGGCACGCCAATCTCGCAGTCGCCCACTGATGCGTGGACACTGGCGCGACTCGTGAACTCGCCACATATCCCGCGCAGCTACACCACGTTCCGCGATCAGGTTATGAACAAGGTGACTACGTTCAAGTGGGTGCCGCGCAGCGATGCGTTGGACACCTGCAAGCGTGTGCTGCAGCCGTCGATCCGGTTCGCGCTGGATGACTGCATGGACCTGCCGCAGACCAACTACCTTGGCCGCGTATGCACCATGTCGGCGGTTCAGGACCGCGCGTTCAAGGAGATGCAGGACCACTCCATTGTGATGTTCAAGGGCAAGGATGTGACGGCAGCCAACGCTGCGGTTGCACTCGGCAAGCTGCTTCAAATCTGTTGCGGAGTTTTGTACGGAAATGACAAAGAGAATATTGTCATAGACGCCAAGCCGAGGTATGATGCCCTTACTGGACTGATAGACGAGATAGGCGATAAAGTGATTGTGTTCTGCCCGCTGCGCGGTGTTCAAGATTGGTTGTATCTGGAACTGCAAAAGCAAGGCTACGATGTTGCAACGGTGCATGGTGATGTCAGCAAGGCTGACCGCAATGTGATCTTCAGCGACTTCCAGAACACGGAGAAGATCAGAGTGCTGCTGGCCCACCCCAAGGTGGCTGCGCACGGACTGACACTGACCCGTGCCAAGGACATTATCTGGTTCGCTCCGATCTATAGTCTGGAGCAGTATGAGCAGGCCAATGCCCGCATCCGTCGATTGACCACCAATGGCAAGACGAACGTGTGGCATTTGTATGCAACAAAATTCGAGGCTGAGTTGTACAGGCGACTGAAGACTAAGCAGCGGGTACTAGGTGACTTCTTAAACCTCGTCAACGGGGTGAACGAAGATTAAATGTGTGTAAGTGAGAAAGGAAATATATGAACTACGATCAGGCTGCGGCCAAGTATGTTGAAGTGCGTACCGAGGTGGACCGCATCAACAAAGCAGCAAAGGCAAAGGTTGCCGAGCTGAACAAAATTCTGGTGGACATTGAGAACTGGTTTACGTTGAAGTCGCAGGAAGAGGGATTGACCAACATCCCCACGCCGCACGGCACCGCATACTGGTCCACTGTGTCTTCTGCTTCGGTTGCCGATCCGGCTGTGTTCAAGCAGCACGTCATCGACAACCAAGAGTGGGACTTGCTTGAGACCCGCGCATCCAAACTCGCCGTGAAAAGTTATGTCGAAGGGCACGGCGTGCCACCCCCCGGTGTCAACTACTCTTCGATCAAAGTGTTCAACCTCCGTGCCAACTCCAAGGAATAATCATGGCTACAACTAACCAAGTCACCACCGTCCCCGCACACATTGCGGCCCGTATCGCAGCCCGTAAGTCTGGAGCCATGGCCCAGTCTGCTACGATGGCGGCCGTCGTCAGCGGCGACGGATTTCAGTTCCCCAAGATCAGCATCCGTGCCGGTCGTTTCCGTCTGGTCGAAGACGGCGTAGAGACTCCCGTGGGCATCAATCTTGATGTCGTCATCGTGGGAGCCAACCCCAAAGTTTCCAAGATTTTCTATGCAAAGCCTTATGACGGCAGCGCCGACGGTGTGCGACCCGACTGCTTCTCCCACGACGGTATCAAACCCGATGCCAGCGTCACCGCGCCTATTGCGAATGGATGCGCAAATTGCCCGCACAACGTGCTTGGCTCTAAGATCACCCCATCCGGTGCGAAGTCCAAGCTCTGTGGCGATCAGCGACATCTTGCAGTGGTACCTGCAGCCGACCCCAACAAGGTGTACGGACTGACCATCAGCGTTGCAGCCATGAAGAACCTGCGGGAATACTTCAAGGAACTGCAGAACTTTGGCGCCGTGCCGGAAGAGGTCGTGACTGAACTGGGCTTCGACGAGCAGGTGTCCTTCCCCAAGGTTACCTTCAAGCGCAAGGGCTACGCACCGGCAAGCGCACTGGACAAACTGGACGCCATCGCTAACAGCGACGAGGTGAAAGAGATTGTCCGCGTGCTGCCCCCTAGCGGCTCCCGCGCGGCTCTAGCTGCCCCTACCCCTGCAGCCGCCGCGATCGCAGCTCCTGTGGCCGCTCCGGCCGTGGACGACGCCTACGAAGAGGAAGCCCCTGCCGTAGTCGCTACTGTGGCTGCAGCTTCCGCCAAGCCTACCGTGGCACCTGTGAAAGCATCCAGTGAGCTGGAAGGTAAACTTGACGCACTATTCGCGGAATAGGAAAATCACAGGCCGCTAACCACACTCCACCCCACCGGGGGTGGAGTTTTTACTTGGAGATCACGTGGACACAAAAACATTTCTATCCCGTGTATCTGCAGCACTTGATGACGTTGTTGTTTGCCTCTGGAAACCAGACCCCACCGGAACATTGTCGAATGGCATATTCTGGAACAGGGGCTCGTTCGCAGATTTGGATGACGCTGCTGCTGCGATACAGACGTGGGATAAAGACCCGGATTGGACAGTCTATTACTCGGTGGGCCGCATGGCCAACCACAAGGAAGTGGATGCCAAGGGTAAACCTAAGTACCGGCGCACCAAGGCACATGCGTCATGGTTCAAGGCGATCTGCTTTGATCTGGACATTGGAGGCAAGTATGCGACGCAAGGTGAAGGCCACAAGGCCGTACTGGCAGCTACACGCGCTATGGGTATGCCGGCCCCGATGGTGGTTAGCTCTGGCCGTGGCATCCATTATTACTGGCCACTGGTAGAGGCTATCCCTGCCGCACAGTGGGAGCAAGTGTCCATGGCTCTGCGCTCGGCGCTGGAGTCGTATCAGGTAGAGATTGATGTCTCCAAGATACACGACACATCCATGATCCTGCGCCCAGCCGGCACACACCATAAGAAGCAGGTGCCATGGCGGGAGGTGAAGGTTTTATCAGATTGCCCGGACTACGACATTGCTTCGATCACGCAGACCCTCAGTAATTGGATCGGCGCCACCCCCAACAAACCCCAAAGTGCAAAACGTGTCAGCGCGGTAAGCGCAGCAATACTTGATAACTGCAACCTGAATGTCCAAGCCATTGGCAAGAAGTGCCGCCAGATCGGCGCACTACTGGCGTCCGGTGGTGAGTTCGACGTGCTGGGCAACACGGCCACATATGGCATGTGGACTGCCTCGCTGATGCTGGCGAAGTTCACACCTGACCCAGATGCGGCCATTATGATGCTGTGCGGTGCGCACCCGGACTTCGATATGGCTGGCAGCCAAGCCAAGATGGGCACATTCACCGGCAAGCCACCGTCCTGCGACCAGTTCGAGAAGGCCTGCTCTGGCGGCTGCGCAGGTTGCCCCAGCAAGGGCGTAGTGTTTGGCCCCGGCTCGCTCAATGAAGAGGTCGTCGCCACACCAGCTACCCCCACAGCGCAAGCCCTTGCCGTTGCGGCCGGCGCGTCCGTGGCTCCCATGCAGATGCCTGACGGCTACTACATCTCCAACGGGTCTGTATATACAGACGTGACCGTGGAGTCGAAGTCCAAGGATGAAGTTACGGGTAAGACGATAGTCACCAAGTCCGTAGTCAAGACGCTGGTTTGCCCCTACGAAATCCACGTGCTGGCTATGTACCATGATGTGTGGGGCCCCAAGGCCGCATCGCACACCGCCGCTACCGCCCTCATCTCTGTGAAGTACCCCATGGATGGCGAGCATGAGCACGAGCTGCCTATGGCTGCAGTGGCCAACGGCGGCAAAGACTTCAGCACCTATCTCGGCAACAAACAGATCATCATCGCATCAGAAGCAGTCAAAACCAGAACCCAAACCTACCTTATGAACTACCTCGCAACCGTGCAGGCCCGTGCTGCCTCGGGCATTGACTTCACACACTTTGGCTGGCAGAAAGATGGATCGTTCCTTTGTGGTGAGGCGCTGGTCGGCAGCCCCAGCAAGAACACCCTGCGCCGCTTGAAGGGCACTGCGAAGCACTACTCCGAGCAGATCAGGCACCACGGCGACCGTGAGACTTGGGCGGACTTGACCGCGCTGGTAGACAAACCGGGCGGTGAGGTTCTTGGTGTGAGCTTACTCATGGCTTGCGCTGGTGCGCTGGGCAACGTGTCTGGTGCAGCCACTCCCATCATCTCGTTCGTAGCCCCGCACAGCGGCACGGGCAAGACCCTATCTCTGGGCTTTGGCAACTCCGCGTTCATGGACCCCAACGAGAAGTTCATGTTCAACCCCAAGGACACGACCAACGCGCTGTACAACGGCTTCGGTGTGCTGGGTGACCTGTCCGCTTCCATGGATGAGATCACCACTATGGAGCCTGCCGACTTGGTGAACCTTGCGTACGACGTGGCCCGGGGCAGCGAAAAGAAGACACTGACCAAGGACCGTGATGCGCGTACCCCCGAGGAGTGGCGTGCCCCTGTACGTGTCACGTCTAACCGTAGCTTGTTCGAGGTGTATGAGATCGCCCAGTCCAAGGATGAGCCGCTGCGTATGCGCACGATGGAGTTCCCCATGGAGACCCGCGAGTTTGTGGAGACCTATGGCAAGCAACTCTACCTCGGCATGCAGGACAACTATGGCTTTGCGCTGCCGGAGATCGCTCAGGCCATCATCGACATGGGTGGGCGCCGCGCGGTGTGGGATAAGGGCTCTGCTCTGTTTGAATCCAAGTTTGACAAGCGCATGAACTGGACCCCGGAAGAACGGTTCCGCCGCAACGTAACGGCCGTGGCGTTCATCATCGGGCGCATCGGCAAGAAGCTGGGGCTGTTCCGCTTCGACGTAGATCACGTCATTGAGTTCATCCTGCAGAGCGTCCTGCGTATGCGTAGCAATGCCCACGTGGTGACCAAGGACGCGTTCGACATCATCGGCCAGTTCATGCAGGAGCATAACGACCAGCTCATCACGACCCGCAAGGTGGGTAGCGGTTCAGAGCAGGTGCAGTTCCCAGTGCCACAGGTTGCCTGTATGCGTATGGAAATGATCTTGGACAACGCTGGGGTGCTGCAGCCGGGCAGCCGCTTGGCTATCAACAACGCTGTGTTCAAGAGCTGGCTGCGCCGGACCCGTGATAGTTTGGACCGCGTGACCAACGAGCTGCAGGCGATGGGCGGGGCACTGACTGCGAACCACCGCGTGACAATCTACAAGGGCTGCCAGACTGGTAACCCCGGGCAGGCGCACTGCCTGATCGTGGACCTGATGCACCCCCGACTAGCGTTCGCCCTGACCGGCCGCCCGGTATCAATCACCAATCCGTCTGCAGCGGTACTGCAGAACAACCAAGGAGCTACGCCATGAAAGTTACCCAGCAAGATGTGTTCGATGCGATTAAGGGCACCACCTACACAATCCTGCCAGATGGCATCACAACCATCTGCCAGCTTACCCTGACCAACGGCTACACCGTGATCGGCAAGAGTGCCTGTGCAGACCCGGCGGAGTTCAATGCGGCAGAGGGCGAGAAGTGGGCATGGCAGGATGCCCTTGACAATGTGTGGCCCCTGCTGGGCTACGCTCTGAAAGAACGTCTCTTCACTTCATCCCAGCAGTCTTAGTGCGTGCATACGAGCGGTTCTGGCTTGCCGGGATCGCTCGCAAGTTACTGCGGGCCTCTGGGGCCCCGCCCTTCACCAAAGGCTTGATGTGGTCTACATCCTTGCCATCCCCCTTGTGAACGACACCGGCTTTTGCCAACTGCGCACGGGCCTGATTTCGCTCGCTGCGCTTCTTGATCTGGTCCGGTTTGCCTTGGTAATTTGCGTACTCTTTTGCGTAGTTGCGGGTAGCCATATTACTTCTCCTGTTTGAGTTTGTTCACCTGCTCGGCCTTGCGTGCCTTGAGCGTAGCGATCGCTGCTTGCGCTTCTGACTGCGAGATTTTGCCAGTGTGCCCCGCACGCTTCTGCGAAGCGATCTCTTTGTCGAACGCTGCCTCGACATGCTTGATGTCCAGCTTGAGGGTCTGCCGTGTCGCCTCGTCGCTGACTGAGGTGACCGGAGCTGCGAACATACGTGCGTAGTGAGCCAACTGATCACCCGCTGCACCAGTAAGGTCAGGCTTGGCACCGAGAATCTTCGGCGTACCTGCGGAGTCAAGACCGGCCACTGGAGGCGTGAACTGGTTGTAAATCTTGGCAGCTTCGAGCGTGAGATTTTCGACACTTGTGTTCGTCTCCTTGGTGAACGTCTTGCCAGTGTACGGATCGAAGCCGAACAAGTACATGGTGCTGTTCAAAATAGGATTGCTTGGCACAAGCGCGGACGGGAACGAATGGAACCCGGCGAAGCCGTTGGGAGCATCTTTGAACTCCAGCGGCGTAGGCATGAACCACTTGGCCGCGTTGAAGTAGACATCCTGCCCGTTGTGGCTGCCGATCTTCCACTCCTTGTATGCACCGAACCATGTGGTGTCGTCCTTTCCCGCCCGCTGCCGGCGCTTGCGATCTTCATCTGTGTCACCGGCACTCAGCGCAGCGGAGATCATGGAGTAGGTAAGCGCGAGCGTAGCCAGTTTCCACGGCTGCTCCTTGACCACCTTGGCCAGCACGCCGGAGAAAGCGTAGGTCCACGACACGAATGGCAGGGCACTTTGCCGCAGGAAGTGCATCGCGCGGGCGTCATTGTCGTAGTCCAGAAATGCCTTCTTGGCGTGAATACCGGCAGCCTCTTGCATGTCTGCGTAGGGCATATTCGGGTTTGTCTTCTGCAGCTCGCCCATCTTGGACATGAACGCGGCTAGACGGAACATGTTATCGCCCGTGGCGTACACGTCACCCATGATGTCATCCACGCTGCGGCCGGTCTTGGCGGCCATCTGCGCCGCCTTCTCTGCGAGGCTGCCGTGGTACTTGAACCGGTCAGCCAGCTCATCCACAAAGCTCACACCGCTGGACTCGGACTTGGCCGCCATGGCCTCGTACATCAGTTGTTTCACCTCGTTGGTGGAGTAGTCGCCCAGCGTTGCACCGGAGGCGTGGAACGCGGACATGATGCGCAGCTCGTCTGCTGTGAGCGTGCCGGGGCGTAGCTTGTACTTTAGGTATAGCTGCAGGCCGTTCTTCTGGGCGGTCCACGACACGTCGTTCAGGTAGCCCAGCGTGAAGTTGCCCATGATGTTGGTGGCCATCGTGGCTGGGCTGTACTTGGTCTTGACGCCCTTGAACGTGCGGATCATGCCGTTGTAAAGCTGGGAGTCAATCAGGGCTGTGCGGTTCAGCGCGTCGCTTATGCGGGTCCATACTGGGCCAGATACAACTTTGCCGGCCAAGTCGCCGTAGGCTGCCGTCGTTGGGAGCTGCACCCAGCTACCGGGCTTGCGCATTTCGCTTGTGATGGCCGCGCTCTTGGACTCGGTATCGGACAGCTTGAACACTTGCACAGACGCCTTCTGCGCGTTAGCTGGCAGGTTGGCATTGAGGTGCTTCAACAGGGCGGCGTTGTCCGCGAACACGACACCTGCGGTGGGGCCGTAGGCAGCCACGTCATGGGTAAGTTTGCGGGTAGCTACGGAGTTGGACAGGATCGACACCGTATTTAGGAACGATGTGGAAATCTTGCGGCCAGCCTCATCTTGCCCCAGCAGTTCACGTGCGGTACCTTGGCGGCGGAATGTATAGTCGCCGGTGGCGGCGTTCTTGCGCAGGTAGAAGTACACCTGATTGGTGTCCAGCGTCTCGCCGGCAGCGGGCTTGAACTGGCTGACCATGGAGCTGTGGACCATCTGCTTGAGCGACCCGTCGGAGCCGCGCACAGGGTGGAATTTACCCAGCTCGGAGATGCCGCCGGGGCCGGGTGGAGACACGATGCTGGTACGGTTGATCGACTCGCGTGTACCAGACAGTAGCTTCTCGGCCCGGGCACCAAAGCCTTGGCCCATCACGTTCTCAGCCTGCAGCGCGTGGGTCAACATCTCGGACGGCTTCAGCAGCGCGAAATCTTTTTGGATGGCAGCGTCTGTAGTTGCCGCTAGGGCCGTACGCAGAGCCGCCAACGCATCGCGCACCTTAACCTGCACGTGGGCGTCCAGCGTTGTGGCGGCGTTCTTGTTTGTGTCATACGCGTCCATGTAATCCAGCGCGGCCATGATGTCCGCCGGCTTGGCAGACTCGACCCAGCGACCGAACTCGTGCGCGGATGTGGTGGGTGCGTTGCGACCTGTCTTGAATACCTCAATGAACCGCTCGATCTCGGGCCCGGTGTTGAACCCGGCGTAGACCTTACCCAACCACGCCGCTATGCGGGGGTCGCGCTTGGCCAGTTCGGACTTCATCTTGTTCACCCAGTCACCAGCAGCCTTCATGTGCGTGGCATTGGTGCCGTACAGCGTGGGTAGCAGCGAGCGGAATAGCGGCTCCAGTAGCGCAGTCTTGGATGCGTTGGCCGTGTAGTCAATCGGCGTCGCCTGCAGCACGCCATGGTTCAGCGGCAGCCCACCGGCGTTTGGTGCCGACGTAGTGGTGGCGTACAGGAAGTTAGCGATCCCTAACTTAGCTGTGTCTTCGCTGTCGAGCATATTAGCCGCAGCAGACTGCCCCTGTGCGTTACCTGCAGAGATACCAGCGATTTGATTTGTTATGATGGTGCGCATGTCCGATGTGGACAGGCCCGAGGCTTTCTCGCCGTTGGGCGCAAAGAACCCACCATCGAACGTGAACTCATGCTTGGCCAGCTCAGGCTTCTCTGCAATAGCCAGCTTGCTGGTCATGGCAGCCATGAGGTTCAGGTTATGCGTGAACCGACTCTCAACGGTAGTCTTGGGGTCACCCTTGCTCTGCCAGCCCTGTAGGTTGGCGTTCTCTGCGGTGGCTGTCTCGTGGAAGTTGGCTGTGGAGTTGTCGTCCTCAGTCACGTTGGACGGGTCAAGCTGGCGACGGCTGGGCTCCATGAAGTCAGTGGTTCCAAACTTCAGCGCAGACGACATCATCGCCTCGGTGTAGCGGGCCACCGCGCGGTCAGACATGCCTTGGCCGTTGTCCTCATTGACGAACGTCTTGCCGTTGTAGAAGGCGTAGGCCAGCGCAGACTGCAGTACGCGCCATCCGGCAGACTTACCCGCCGTAGAGCCGGGGGTGGACAGGGTTACGTGGCCGTTGGCGTCCTCCAGAATCTCCATGGCGTTCTCGGCCTTGGTCTCGTTGGGCCCGTACACGGTCCAGCCGTTGACGATCTTGGCACCACCGTGCTCCGGCGTGCGCTGCCACATGCCCATCTTCTCGGGGTTGGTCTTCTCAGCGGTGAACCCCTCGGGCAGATGCTGCGCGAATATCTCCTCCATGGTGTACGACCGCTTCGGCTTGCCGTACGAGTCATCCATCTTGGCAACACGGAAGAGGTTGCCGGCGGTGCCGCGCGTGAGCGCCTGCCAGAAAGCAGCCACCTTCTCATAGCCGGTCTTGGCCTTCTTGCTGGTGGTCTTGGCCTCCAGTTGCTTGCCCGTGTACTGGTCAACGTAGCCAGTGGTAAGCATCTCGCCAGATACGTGCAGGAACTGGTTGAGCGCCTGTTTGCCGTCATGCGGCAGGCCCAGAATCTTGCTGACCAGCGTGACAAACCCGTTCCACGTATCTTTGACGAAGCCAGTAACCGACTTGCTGCGCGAAGCTGGCATGGCTTCCATAGCAGACTGCAGACCCCCGTGAGTCAGGCCAAACGACAAGAACTCCTGCACGCCTGTGTTGGGTGCGGAGATGGCATCCAGTAGCTTCTGGGCCTCGGCCTTGTCCGTGTGCAGCAGGTCCAGCAGCTCCGGCTTGGACTTAAACTGGGAGACCACGTGCTTGCGCAGCGTCTCAAACGCTTGGATCACAGGCTTGTCGAAGTTCTTTTCAATGTAGCCAGCCAGCGCGGCGTGCAGAATCTCGTGCAGCACCACCTGCGCGTTCTGGCCCTGTGGGCCGATGTGGATGGTGTTGGTGCTGGCGTCGTACATACCCAGCGGATGCGGCGCCTTCTGCGACTCGTCCAGAGTCATGTTCCCATTCTTGTTGTAGACCTGCAGGGCACCCTCGGAATAGAACTTGATCGTGGGTAGCTGGAACTCTGGATCGTCCTTCTTGGCGTCCTTGAACAGCTCATACAGGCGCGAAGCGATGTGGGCTGCAAAGGGGTTCTGGCCGTGGAAGCGTAGCTTCATAAGCACTGCCTCTGCGCCATGCCATGTAGTGCCAAACTTGAACCCGTTGTGGTATACGTCACTCAGCTTCGAGTCCTTCAAGGTACCAAGCTCGCGGCGTTCCCGAATATCCTTTGCAGAGGCGGCACCCATGGGCTTCTCCGCAGACAGATCGCCAGCCTTCCAGTCGCGGAAGGCAGAGCTGAATAGGGTAGCTGCCTGCTCCTGCTTTCCGGGGGATTCGGTCTTGGCGGTGCCCTTGTTGGACTTGCTGGTCTGCTGGGCAGCTTGGATGTTGTTGTACCCCAGCTCCTGTTCCAGCTTCGCAAAGCTGTCCGCAAGCTGCCCGCTGACCTTTGCAAGTTCATCTCGGCGCTCTTGGTAGAAGTTCTCCACCGCGCCGATAGTGTCCTCTTTGCCCTTTGTAAATACGGTCTGCTTGATGCGGGCTATCATCTGCCGACGCCAGTTACCGTTCTTGTCTTGCTCGTAGTACCTACCGCTGGCGAATATGGTCAGCAGCTTGTCCCGCGCGGAGGTAAGTTGGTCGATCTTGTTCAGCAGCGCCACAGCCGGGGCACCCAGCGTGGTCTTCACGTTGTCGGTATGCCCATCAACGCCCTTGTCGATGGTGTTGCCTTCCTTGTCCACAGTCGGATCACGGTGGGAGAACCAGCGAACGAGAGCGCCTTGGCGGGCCTTGTCCACAGGTTTATTCACACCCTTCTTGCTGACGCTGGCGTCCTCTTTGGTGCCAGCCTCCATGCCGTCCGTGGCCTTGGAGATGTCTTCGGGGGTGACCTCGGCAGCGGGCTTTTCCTTCTTGGGCACCAGTTTCTTGATCTTCTCTTTGCGAGCCTCTGCCCGGGCCTTGCGCTCCTCGGCCAGCTTGTCTTCAGCGGCCTTCTTTTCGGCTGCAGCTTTCTCGGCTTCGGCGGCGGCCTCCTTGGCGGCCTTCTCATTGACGCCAGCTACGTGCTTGTCGAGCTTGGCCTGCGTGTCGGCCATCAAGGCCTGCGCGGCCTGCGCGTAGTGGATGTTTGCCGGCTCGGCACCCTCCGGGGCGAGGGCAGTGGCTTTATCAAAGAGAGCTTTGATCTGAGCAGCCGTAAATTTCTTGGCACCTGTATGAAGGCCCAAGCACGTTTTCATGTCAGCCATGTAGTATCTCCGATTGCAGCAGCGCCATGATGAACTCGACGGCTTGAGCGTCATCCTGCTGTATGCGTAATTGTCGCTGATGTTGGGCGTTTAGCCTATCGACATAGTTGCGGGCAGCTTCATCCTCTGCCGCGCGGTCGGGGGCCCGGTAGTTGCGGTGCCCCTTGGCGTAGCCACCGATGATCTCATCCTTGTTGGCAGCGTAGTACGCCAGCAGGCCCTGCACGGCCAGCTCGATGGCATTGAAGCCAATGCCCTGTATCGCTACCAGCCGTGGGGTTAGAGTCATGTCGTTACCGTTGTGGTTGTTCCGTCGTTAGCCAGTGTCTGGTGCAGCGTGCCAGCGTCGCGCGAGGTTGCCGTCACCACCAGCGGGGCAGTCAGCCCATGCACGGCGGCAAGCGCGTCGATCCATGTATCCACGCTGCCCTGCAGTATGTCGCTAGAGACGGTAGTGATGGTAACCGTGTTGGTGCCGGCGATGGTCTGCACTAGGTTACCTGCGGCGCGTTGGGTAGCAGACACCGTTAGCGGGTTACCCGGAACAAGCCCGTGCAGTAGCGCCAGTTCGTAGATCAGGTTTGCCCTAGCAGCGGTGATTGTTATGTCTGCAGAAGCAGCAGCGACTAGCTGACCAACCGCCGCTGATGCGTATGCCGTAGGGACGCTAGTCGATGCATTTCCGGTTAGCGCCGGAGAACCTGATTGCCCAAGGGACTGAGTACCTGCTGGTACTACGGAAGCATCGCCTGTCTGTGTTGTCGTACCAACGGCTGCTGTTGCGGAAACACCAGAGATGTTGGCGGTTGCGTTTATTACCGTGCTGCCAGATGCCGTTGCCGCACCGACAGAGCCTGTAGCGAATACGCCAGATACCGTGACGTTAGCCGAACCAGTTACCGATGGGGTTCCGACGGAGCCGACAGCTTCTGCGCCAGAAGGTAGAGCGGTAGAGGCAGATGCCCCAGCGGCAGTTGCAGTGCCAGCGGTAGCTGTAGCCGATACGCCAGAGG